CCCTCGTCGGTGACACCAGTGACAATTACCCCGGGTTGAAAGGGTTCGGACCAGTGAAGGCTGAGAAACTGCTGGCTGATTGCAAGACCTTGCCGGCCATGTGGTCAGCTGTCGTTGGCGCTTACCGCAAGGGTGGTGGCACCTTTGCTGATGCGTTGCTCAATGCCCGCATGGCCCGCATCCTGCGCTACGGGGACTACGACTTCACCGCCGGTACCGTTGAGCTCTGGGACCCAGACCGTGACCCCGCCATGAAGACCGATGGATGACACACTCTGGCCACCAATCGACGAGGCCCTGTTGAAACAACTGGACGAGGTTTACCCCGAAGCCTGTCCGGACCCAGCTGCATCTGAGCGAGACATCTGGATGGCAGTCGGCTGCCGCCAGGTGGTGCGCATGCTACGGGCCGTTTATCTTGAGCAACAAAACGAGGACTGATTCATGTGTGGAGGAGGAGGAGCTAAGCGCCAGCAACAGCAACAGGCTCAAGCTGCAGCCCAGGCTCAAGAGCAGAGCATTGCGCTCCAGCGTGAGCAGATGGAAATGCAGCGCCAACAGATGGAGACACAGCAAGCCCAGTACCGGGAACAGCTGGCCATCAGCAACGCTCCCCCGCCACCGGCCCCGAACGAAGGGGCCATGGCGCCAATGTCAGCCATCGAATCTGTTGATGCAGCGACCGGCCAGACCATGCGAGCTGGCACCAGTCGTCGCAAGCTCCGGGCCGACATGCCCCAGATGTCGGCCCTTGCGATACCGGGAGCGGCCTAGTCATGTGCTCAGGAAATATCGTGGGCCAGGCAACAGGTAGAGACAACTACGGCAGAGCACCGGCCGGGGCTCCGTCACCTGTCGCTCAAGAGGAGCGCCAGTGGTACATGGACCAAGGCTTTGGTGATCCGAACGAGGTGATCGGAGCAAGGCAAGCCCAGCCCCGGACGTTCTCTGGCCGGAACCAAATGCCAGCGGTGGCTGCGTCGGCCGGCAAGTACAAGGGCGTCAGCCCTGAAGCCCGGTACCTGTACCAGCAATCCCGTGCACCTAAGCCGGCACCAGTTGCAGCACCAGTTGCAGCAGCAGCAGCGGGCACTAGCGGAGCTATGGCCAGAGTTCCGCTAGTGCCCGCTACGCCGGCAAAGCCCTGACCATCAATCCCATGTCCAGCTGATGGAACTCAACCTGACCAGCAACGTCGACCGCCAAGCCAAGCCGTACGGGGAGGACGACGGCACGGCTGCGGCCAGGTACGGCCAGCTGCAGACCAACCGGGATGCGTACCTGCAACGGGCCCGGGACTGCAGCAAGGTCACGATCCCGGGTCTCATTCCGGACGCAGGACAAGGGGACCGGGGTCGACTGAAGACCCCGTACCAAAGCCTTGGCGCAAGGGGTGTGAACTATCTCGCCAGCAAGTTGCTGATCACCTTGTTCCCCCCGAACTCCAGCTTCTTCAAGCTCGAGATCGACGACCTCGCGTTACGTGTCGCAGAGCAAGGACCAGAGATCAAGACGGAACTCGACACCGCCTTGGTCCAGGTCGAGCGAGCCGGCATGTCTGCGTTTGAGGTGGCCAACGGCCGGGCCTCCATGCACGAAGCGTTCAAGCACCTGCTGGTAGGCGGCAACGTCCTGCTGTACGTGGCAGAGGATGGCATCAAGGTGATTCACCTGAATCGCTTTGTCGTGTGCCGTGACCCGATGGGGTCCGTCACCGAGATCGTCGTCGAGGAGGAGGTGTACCCCGACGCCCTGCCGCCCGGGTTGTACGACGACATCGACGACGAGGACGGTGGATACGAGTCAGGTCGTAGCTCGAAGACGATCAAGCTCTACACCCACGTCGAGTACGAGGAAGGCAAGGTCCATTGGTACCAAGAGGCGCGGGGCAAAGAGATCCCTGGGTCCCATGGCATGTGCGACGGCGACGTAAATCCCTGGATCCCCCTTCGGTTCAACCGGGTGGACAGCGAGGAGTATGGCCGCTCCTACATCGAGGAGTATTACGGGGACCTGCTGGCCCTGGAAAGCCTGTATCAAGCCATCATCGAGGGGGCTGCGGCCGCGGCCAAGGTTCTGTTCCTCGTCAACCCCAACGGCACGACCAGGCCCAGGACCCTGGCCAACGCTGAGAACGGAGCCATCGTCCAAGGCAACGCTGCCGACGTCACCGTCATCCAGACCCAGAAGGCTCAGGACTTGAGCATTGCCAACAACACCATTGAACGGATCGAGGCCCGGTTGCAGTTTGCGTTTCTGCTCAACACCGCCATCCAGCGACGAGGGGAAAGAGTGACCGCGGAAGAAATCCGCTACATGTCACAGGAGCTAGAAGCCGGCATCGGTGGCCTGTACTCCATCCTCACCCAGGAGCTACAGCTGCCCTTGGTGCGTCGGTTGCTGCATGTGCTGCGCAAACAACGCAAGCTCTCGGCTTTCCCGAAAGGGCAAGGTGGTGTGCCATTGGTGAACCCCAGGCCCGTCACTGGTCTGGAGGCCATCGGCCGTGGCGATGACCGGAACAAGTTGATCCAGTTCATCACCACTGCCACCCAGACCCTGGGTCCTGAGGTCATCGCTAAGTTTGTGAACATCGATGAGGCACTGCGTCGCCTGGCTGCAAGTGAATCCATCGACACCACCAACCTGGTTAAGTCCAGGGACCAGCTAGAGCAAGAGGCGGCTGCCGCCCAGGCGGAACAACAGCAAGCCGCTCAACGTGAAATGCTGATGACTGGTCTCAAGTCGTCAGCCATGGCACAAGTGGCCAACAACTACACCCAAGAAGGAGCACCCTATGGCCCTCAATTCGCAGACGGCACGGACCCAACCCAAGAGGGAGCCCAGCCCAACGCCCTCCCCAGCCCCCCAGGCGGACCCGGTATCCCTAGTGGGCCCACCGGCCCAGGTGCCGCAGCAGGGGCCAACGCCTGACATCGTCATCGACAACGTCCAGGCCAAGGCCAAGCCGGAGCCCAGCCCAACACCTGTCGCCACATACGGCGACGACGGATCCATCACCATCAAATAACTACCAGCCATGCCTGAAGCAGTCACGATCACCCAAAGCGAAAACCCGGCACTGTCGCCCGAGAACGAGGAGATGCTTGCCGCCCTGGCAGGCGAAGGAGATGACAAGCCAGCCGAACTCTTGGCCGGCAAGTACAAGTCCGTCGAGGACTTGGAGAAGGCTTACAAGGAGTTGCAGACCAAACTCGGCCGTGGCCAATCAACCGCGCCAGAAGCTGAAGACAACGACGCTGCTGACGACCAGGACGGTGGCGACGACAAGGAGGATGACAAGCCCGCTGGTGACGCCCGTGAAATCTACGGGGACCTGATCGGCGGGAAGCTCGACGATGCTGGTATCGACTTCCAGGACATGAACGTCCGCTGGCAACAGTCGGGCACCTTGGAGTCCGGGGACTATGACCAGCTGGCCGAGGCTGGCTTCAGCCGCGACATGGTTGATGCGTATCTGTCCGGCCTGCAGTACAAGGCAGCGCAAGACACGGCGCTGTCGGTCAAGGAGGTGACGTCCATCAAGGAATCCCTTGGGGGCGAGGCTGAGTACAACAAGATGATCCAGTGGGCCGGCGACAACCTGGCCCCTGAAGAGGTCGAAGGCTTCAACCAGATCATCAACAGCCAGCCCATGGCTGCAGTGAAGATGGCCGTGGCTGGCCTTCATGCCCGGTACACAGCTGTCGAGGGCCGTGAACCCAAGCTCATTGGTGGCCGTGCCTCCAAGGGCAGCAGCGACAAGTTCGAGAGCACTGCTCAGCTGGTCGAAGCCATGTCGGACCCGCGCTACAGCAAGGACCCGGCTTATCAGAGGAAGATCCAGGAGAAACTTGGTCGATCCAGTATCTTCTGATCGGTGTGTTTGCTTTAGGCCCTCCATTTTTCTGGGGGGCTTTTTCATGGCTTGCCTTTATCCGTACACTGATTACACCTAGGCCCACTCACAAATCCTCGACGGCCCACTGCGGTGGATACCCGATCGTGAATGGGAGCCCGGCGTCGGGGTAACCCCCAACCCTTTCTTTATCTAGGAGCCCAGCAATGGCAGCCCCCGATTTTACCGCTTCACGCTTAGGCCTTGTTAACGCTGCAGGTGGTGGCACTTGGGCCGGTGACAACGCCCTTTTCCTTCAGGTCTGGGCCGGTGAAGTTCTCACCGCGTTCCGTAAGGCCACCATCTTTGAGCCTCTGCACACTGTCCGCACCATCAGCTCTGGCAAGTCCGCGTCGTTCCCGATCGTCGGTCTCAACTCCGCTGCGTACCACACCCCCGGCACCATGCTGACGGGCACCGCAGTCAAGAACGCTGAGGCTGTCATCAAGATCGACGACAAGCTCGTATCCAACGTGTTTGTTGCCGACATCGACGAGGCCAAGAACCACTGGGACGTGCGCTCTCCTTACTCCACGGAGATGGGCAACGCCCTGGCGTACACCTTTGACCGCAACACTGCGGCAACGATCGCCAAGGCTGCACGTACCGCCACCAACTTCAACACCGACCTGCCCGGCGGTACCCGCATCAAGATCGTGGCCGCCACTAAGGCTGCCATCACTGGCGTCCAGCTGGCCACTGCGCTGTTCGCTGCGGCGCAGAAGATGGATGAGAACAGCTTGCCCGAGATGGATCGCTACTGCGTCCTGGCCCCTGCCGAGTACTACAAACTCGTCCAGACCACCGACGTGATCAACCGTGACTGGGGCGGCGCTGGTGCCTATGCCGACGGCACCGTGCTGAAGGTTGCTGGCATCACCATCCTGAAGTCGAACCACCTGCCCACCACCAACCGCACTGCGGTTACCGGGGAGCAGAACGACTACGCCGCCAACTTCACTGACTCCGTCGCCCTTGCTTTCAACAAGCAAGCCGTCGGCACTGTGAAGCTGATGGATCTCAGGATGGAACAGACCGGTGCTGACGTTCATGCCCTGTGGCAAGGCACCTTCATGGTTGCCTCCATGGCCCTGGGCTCTGGCGTCCTTCGTCCCGATTGCGCCATTGAGATCTATACCGCAACCAGCTGACCGCGGTCAATATGGGTGGGAGCTTCGGTTCCCCCCTTTTTTTCTTTGGGTTCTTGCCATGACGCTTGCACGTACCACGTTCCTGGAAGCCGTGAACCGGGTGCTGCAGATGCTCGGCGAGGCACCAGTCAACAGTCTCAACGGTCAGTTTGGCCTGGCACAACAGGCCCAAGACGCCATCAACGACGTCTCTCGCAAGATCCAGACCGAGGGGTGGTCGTTCAATACGGACTACGAACGCCTGCTGATGCGGGACTCGGTGACCAAACAGATCTCCATTGGCGCCAATGTCAGCCGGGTCAAGGTCGACCCCTACTCCTACCCAGACGTCGACGTCGTCATGAGAGGGGGCAGGCTTTACGACCGCCGTGCCGGCAGCTACCAGTTCGACGAGGACCTGTACGCCGACGTCACCTACATCCTTGAGTGGGACGAGGTGCCTGAATACGCCCACCAGTACTTCATGATCAAGGCTGGCCGCCAGTTGCAAGAGGCGATCCTGGGATCAGCTGACCTCTCGAGGATCAACGTCACTGCCGAGGCTGAGGCCCGCAGCTTGTTCCTGGAGGAAGAGACGACCCGCGGGGACCACAGCTGGCTACGTGGCAATCCAAACCACACAGATGTTTTCATGACTTACAAGCCCGCCTGGGCCCTGCGTCGTTAAGCCATGCCACTGATCAGTAGCTCTATTCCGAACCTGATCAACGGGGTCAGCCAGCAACCAGCAGCGTTGCGACTGGCGTCCCAGTGTGAGCAGATGGTCAACTGCATGCCGAGCCCGGTCGAGGGCCTGAAGAAGCGACCACCAGCTCAACACGTGGCCAAGTTGTTCGCGGGCTCAGCTGGTGCCAAGCGTCCGTTCACGACGATCGTGGACCGCGACGGGACCATCCAGTTTCTGGTGTTGCTCCTGGACAACGACATCAAAGTCTTTGGCCTGGATGGCTCCGTCAAGACGGTGGCCACGCCTGACGGCACGTCGTACCTCGACATTGCTGGTGAACCCAGTGCCGTGTTTCGCGTGGCTTCAGTGGCCGATTACACGTTCATCGTGAACCGTGAAAAGACGGCGGTCATGGCGGCCACGGCGTCACCCACCTGGGGCACCAAGTCCATGGTGTTCATTAGGTCTGCTGAGTACGCCACCACGTACAGCATCACCGTCAACTCCACCACGGTCACCTACGCGACCTTGCCAGCCGGTGGCAAGCGAATGTCCGGCACGTACAGCAGGAGTGGCAATGTCGTCACGGTGACAGCCACGGCTCACGGCTTGGTCACTAACAACCAAGTGGACATGAGCTTTCAGAGCGGCTCTGGCACCGCAGGCACGTTTACGGTCGGGACGACTACCGCCAACACGTTTGAGTACGCGGACCCGGTGGGTGGTACGACGTCTGGCAACTGCACTGTTGTTTACCAGCCGAACTACAGCCCGAGCACGGTTGAAATTGCCACTGGATTAAAGGCGGCCTTGGCCACGGCCTTGGGCGCCAGCTGGACCATTATTCACGGGGCAGGTGAGTTTATTGTTCGCATTGCCAAGAACGACGGCACCGACTATACCCTTGGCAGCTCAGACACCAAGACAGGTCTGGCAACCGTGCCGATCAAGGGCACCATCGACGCCATTAGTGACCTGCCAACCACCGCTGAGCACGGGTTCATTGTTGAGGTCATTGGCGCTGCGGCGACTGGTGCCGATGATTACTACGTGAAGTTCGTGGCCACCGCAGGCTCTGGCTTTGGCCATGGCGTCTGGCAAGAAACCGTGGCCCCTGGCATCCAGTACTTGTTTGATGCGACCACCATGCCCCACGTGTTGGTGCGAGAAAACGACGGCACCTTCACGTTCCGGAAGTTCACCTGGTCCGGCCGGGTTGCTGGCGATGCCATCACCGCAAAGGAACCCAGCTTCATTGGCTCCAAGATCCAGAACGTCAACCTGTTCCGCAATCGGCTGGCGTTGCTGGCTGATGAGAACGTCATCATGTCGGCAGCTGATGCGTACGACAGGTTCTGGCCGGAGTCCGTGCAGACCGTGGTCGACTCTGACCCCATTGATCTCAGTGCCGGCAGCAGGAAGATCAACTTGCTCACGTCGAGCCTGGCCTTTGCCGACGTCTTGCTGCTCTTCAGTCGCAACGGGCAATTCAGGTTGAGTGGTGGCAATGCAGTCGCTGCGTCGTTGACACCCAAGACCGCGACGATCACCCAGATCACAGCGTTTGAGATGAGCCAAGCGGTGGACCCAGTGATCGTGGGTCGCACCATGTATTTTCCGGTGCCCAGGGGTGAGTACGGCGGGTTGCGGGAGTTCTTCTTGCCGGATGCATCAGGCCCGGTGCCGACGTCGGAGGAAGTGACAGCAGCGGTGCCACGGTTTCTGCCGTCGGACCTGTCGAACCTGGTTGCGACAGCAGCTGAGGAAGCGGTGTACGCCGTGACCAAGAGCCAGCCCCGACGCATCTATCTCTACAAGTTCCTGTTTCAGGGGGACAACAAGCTGCAAAGCGCCTGGGGGTACTGGGAGCTCAACGCCGGCAAGAGTGTCATTGGCATCGACCTGGTCGACAGCGATCTGTACGTCGTGGTCCAGTATTCCGATGGTGTCTATCTCGAGAAAGTTGTGACGCATCCCGAGACCGTGGATGCCGGGACGACGGTGGAGATGTTGGTGGATCGCAAGACCACAGAGGCCAGCTGCACCGTGGCGTTGACGACACCAGGTGGTCTCGACATCCAGAGCACCATCACCCTGCCGTACCCCATCAACACCAGCACCAGCAACATGGCTGTGGTCGGCCGGTCCTTTGCTGGCAACAGCTTGATGCACGGCCAGGTCGTTCAGGTCCTGTCGTCGACCGCTGCTGGTGGTGCCGGTGGCAACGGAACCCTTACGGTCCGGGGCAACCTGACTGGTGCCAAGTTCTTTGTGGGTGAGCTTTATCCCATGCTGTACGAGTTCAGCACCCAGTACCTGAAAGAACAACCGCCTGGTGGTGGCATGGCTGTGATCTCAGGCCCCAAGTTGCAGCTCCGCACCTGGACCATGCTGTTCGACAAGTCGTCGTTCTTCAACATCAAGATCACGCCCCGCGGCAGGGACACCCAGACGTACCCGTACACAGGGTTTGAGCTTGGGGACCAGGAGGTGGCCCTGGGTGAGTTGGCTCTCCGGACTTCCAAGTTTCGGGTGCCGGTCATGGCTCAGAACATCGAGGCCAAGATCGAAGTCACCAGCTCTTCACCGCTGCCGTGTCGGCTCCAGTCCGCAGAATGGGAAGGTTTCTATCACACTCGAGCTGCTCGCCTGTGACGTCTGCGTACACCAGGCCCACCAGGGTCGCCGATATTCCGTATGTGGCCAAGTACATGCGGGAGGAGGACGTCGCAGAGGTGCGGGCACACTCAGGCCACACCCCTCAGGAGTCCTTGCTGCATAGCTTCTTCGCCGGGGACCCCTGCATGACCATGATCGGCAGGGATGGCAGGCCCATGGGTATGTGGGGCGTCGTCCCTCAAGCTGGAGACCTCGGCACCATCTGGATGCTGTGCACTGACGACCTGGTCCGGGATCGCCTCAACTCCATGCGGTTTCTGAGGGAAGCCAGGGGTCACCTGGATCGAGTTCAACTCCGGTACAAGGTCCTTTTCAATCTTGCAGATGCTCGTAACGTGGTGCATATCAAATGGTTGCGGTGGATGGGGTTCACCTTCATCTCGTCGCATCCCAGATTCGGAACAGAAGGTCGGCTGTTCCATGAGTTCGTGAGGATCTAAAGCCATGTGTGGACCACTAACACCAGCCCTTGTTTTTGCCATTGGCTCCGGCGTCGCCAGTGCTGGCCTCGGCATCGGTCAAGCGATGGCTGGCGCCAAGGCTGCCCAGGAACAAGCGTCGTTCGCCAATGCCCAGGCGGCACAAGGGTTCCGGTTTCAGCAGATGCAGGCCGGCTCTGCCCGGAACTTTGAGCAGATGCGGGCCAATCAGCAGGAAGAGCTGATGCGCATCAATCGCTTGATGGCGGACAACGCTTACGCCAACGACATCGGAGCCCTGAACGCCAGGTTGATGCAGGAGACGGCGGCGGCCAGCCAAGAGGCACAGAAAGGCGCCATCGCGGGGACCAAGGCCCGGGGCGAGATCATTGCGTCCGGCCGCCTGGGCAACACTGTCGACAACCTGGTCGCGGATTTCCGCCGACAACAGGCGCAGTTTGATTACGCCACCAGCCAGAACTTGGCGTTCACTGGCACCCAGATCCAACTCCAGAAACGAGGGGTCGCAGCTGAACGTGGATCCCGGATCGCCAGTCAGCAGCCGTACATCGAGCAACCAGTGTTGGATCCGTTGGAACCCATTTACCAGTCGAAGCCGAGCAAGCTGCCATTCATCTTGCAGGGGGCCAGTGCCGTCGTGTCTGGTGTCACAACAGGCTTCGGCGCTTACAAAAACGCTCCACAATCCTGGAAGGGATAAACCATGGCACGTCTATCTACCGGCCAGTCCTACGGTGAGGTCGGCCGGACCTCAGCCGCACGGCTCCTGGGTGGTATCCCCACCGACGCGTCTGGCGAGGCCCTGGCCCAAGGCTCGATCAATGCCCCGTCGTTACAGCCACGGGCGACACCGGTCGATACGTTTCAGCGGGTGGGCGCACCGACGCTGGGCGGGGCCCCCAAGTTCTTTGCACCGCCGGACCTGCCGAACCCTGGCCAAGATCTGGCGAACCTGTCCAAGGCTCTGGGGGGATTCAGCTCGACCCTGCAGAGTTTCGGCGAGACATGGCTCGCCAACAAGCAGGAGCAGGACAAGAAGGTGGAGGCCGCCACTGGGGCCTTCGTTGGCCAGACCAGCAAATATGGCCCAGCCCGTGGCATCGCTGACCTAGCCGCCAACCTGGAGAAAGCCAAGGCCCTTGGCACTCCAGGCGCAGCCCAGATGCTGGACATGCTCCGGGAAAAGCAAAACTCTTCGGTTGGCAAGTACTGGCTCGAGCGTTCCATTGAGCAGAACGCAATCCAGAACGCGGCCCTGAGCCTGCCGGACCGTATCGCCAACACCTCCGTCATCAAGGGAACGGATGGCAAGGACTACGACAGCAACACGCTGTCGTCCGAGGACCCCCAGTACCTGGCGCTTGAGTCCGATCTGCTGTTTGGCGGGGTGCAGATGTCGAACCAGGGCTACGCCAAAAACCAAGGCATCATCATCCAAGCGCAGCTTCAGGCCCGCCAGATCCAACGCAAGAAGTTCAACGCGGGCCAAGTCGCAAGGCAGACCGAGCAGATGGCCTGGAACCGGCAGTCCGGCGCCCAGGAGTACGTCGCCAACATTCTTGCCGGCATGGCGCCGGACGAAGCCGAGCGCCTTGCGACTAGCAGAAGCCAGTCCGACATAGAGGCAATCAGGTCCTCATCCTTGCCTCCGGAGCAGCAGGCCGAGCAGATTGCTGCGTACCCAGAGGGGTGGGCAATGCAGGCCCGTGCAGCCGTAAAACAACGCGGTGGATCTATCTCTATACCGCTTTTGTTGAAGCCCTTGCTTGGGGTGTTCGATGGCCCCATCGACCAGCGAGTCAAGGCAGACGGGACCCCAAACGAGTCCCAGCGCCTTGTCAACAAGTTGGGTGGTTTGGCGTTTCGGGATCAACTGAGAGCAAAGCTGAACGCCAGCCAGATCCAGGACAACACCCAGCAAGCCCAGATGGCTGGGATCCAGGAGCAGCAGGACTACGACCTTCGTCGGACGGCCGCCAAGAAGGACGGCACGTTAGATGATCCAGCTGCATCCACGGCTTGGTACGAACGCGAGGAAGCGGCCGCTGCGCAAATCTCCGATTACCAGGTCCGAAATGCCCGGATGTCAGCCATCGAGGCAGACCGGCAAAACAACGACGCGAGGGTCGTCAAGCCAGTCCAGGACGAGAAAGCCTTTGCCATTGCCCGAAAACTTGACGAGACCCGAGACAGCGAAGCCAAGCGAAACGCGTTGAGGGCCGAAGTGGAGATCCTTGTGCAAAACAAGCAGCTTTCCAGCGCAGAGGGCGTTCGCATCCTGACCACCTTGGACGCCCAGGGCGACAGGCAAGTGCAGTCCTACCGCAAGGAGATCAACAAGCGCGTTGACGACATAGTCAAGGAGTTTGAGGCGTACGTAACAAGCCCTAACTCTTACGGCCGCGAAAAGATTGTCGACTTTGAGTCCCAATCCATTTACAACGCTCGGAGCCAAGCAACTCGCAAGCTGGAGGAAGCTGTGTACCAAGCCATCGAGAATGGCAAGGACCCGACGGAGGCCATGAACAAGGTTCAGGCCAGCAACAACTTTGGGCTCCGGCGTCGTGAGGAGGTACCTGGCGTCCAGCCCCCCAGGTACGACGACACCACCCAGTTGATCCAAAAGAACACCGGCAACTGGGCCCGCAGCACCATTGCCCCCCGGGAAGCCAACGAGCTGCGGTCTCAAGCCAAGGTCCGTCCGTTGATGAAACTTGAGGCCTGGGACCGCGACGTCACGTCTTTGCTCAACGGCAACCCCAGTCAAAACTTCAAGACGCTGCTGAAGACGTTGACAACAGGCACTGGTGGACAGAAGCCGTCTGATGTGATCCTCAACCAATTCAGGTTGCTTGGCATCGAAGTGCCAGAAAACGAGCGCCAGAAGATCCGGGCCCTGGACGGCCAAGAGATCTCAAGGGCGACACCTGCACGTCGGACGACCCCTCAACAAAACGGAGCCCTGGCTGGTGTCCAGATTGTCGGCGGGGCCCTGGGCAACCTGCTGGTGCCACCGGCTGCTGCCGCTGAGCCGGGCACTGCGTCCAGGACCTATGCCAGCGCAGGGTCGGACATCATGTCGATGTCCAATACCAGTCCAGCGGCAAAACCAAAGCCGCCAAAGGCAACTGTTACGCCCCAGGCCCGGGTCGATGGCTACATGAAGCGGCTGGCCTATATCGAGACCAGGATCCGCAACGTCCCCAACGCCGAAGGGTCGCCTGGCCGTGGCTATTTCCAAGCGTTCCCGCCGTTTGCTGCTGAAGCCATTGCGGCATCAGGCGGCATCGACCCCCGGGACAGCAATTACAACCGATCAGCCAAGGCATCGGCCGCCTGGATTCGCGTTTACAACAAGAAAGCCTGGGCAGCAATACAGGCCGGTCGTTACGACGAGGCAGATCGTTTGCTGCGCAATACCTGGCCGTCGTTGCCAGGCGGAAGCCAAGCCCAAGACAACAAAGTGCAGAAGGAAGCTCGCAAATATCTTCGTTAAAGGCTTGGCTCTTTGACGGCAACAGTTCAAACTGATCCCATCGCTAACTGACCCATGCCCATCGAAATCATTGTCGACCCCAAGACCGGGGAGAAGCGCCGGGTCTATGTGTCGACAGGTGGGATGGGCACAGGGGGTCCGCCTAAGCCCAGGCCGCAGCCACGACCACCGGCCGGCGGTGGATTCATGGGCACGTTGAACGACTTCAACCCCATGAAACAGATCGGGGCCCTGGGCACCGGGGTGTCCACGTTTCTCCAGACCGGGGACCTGAACAAAAGCATTGCGGCCGCGTCGAGGGAAGCTGCGCCGACGACAGATCTGGGTCGAGGGGTCAACCAATCCTTGGCGCGGGTTGCGCAAGCGGGTGCTCAACGGTCAGTGGACATAGCCCGGACCGAGATTGATCGAGCACGGCTGGCCCGGGAGCAAATAGCTGCAGGCACGTCGCCCATGGACGTCAAGCTGCCATCCACCGGACCCGGCGCTCCTAGTGCTCAACGGGTGCGGCTGCCCGAGTGGGCCAACTACGACGACATACGAGTCGAACCAGCGAACCCGGTCGAGGACGTCGCTGCCGAAATCATTGCCCTTGTCCCGTACTTTGCCCTTGGCAAGGGATCAGGCGTCGGGAACATGACTCGCATGTTGCCCGGGGTGTCCCGGCTGGCCGCTGGCTTCGACAAGAAGGTTGCAGCACTGGAGGGGGGCAGTCGCCTTCAAAGGGTTGGGGGCATCTTTGCCAAGGAAGCGGTGGAAGGCGCTGTGCCTGGCGCTATCGCCACGTATTACGGCGCCGATCCCACCGACAAGACGTTGAGCGACTCATGGTTGGCGCCGGTGGTCAAGGGCACACCATTTGAGGGTGTCGTGGCCAAGGGTCTGTTGACCGACCCGAACGACACGGTCGAGCAGGCCCGCATCAAGAAATCCATTGACGACCTGATCTGGTCGGTGCCCCTGGGTGGCGGCATTGGCACGGGCGCTGCTGGTCTCAACTCGCTCAAGCGGGCAGGGTTCCGCGGCGTTGGTGCCATGCAAAGTGCCACGAAGCGGGCGTTTGCCGACGTCATCCAGAACGTGATCAAGGTCGGCCAGGCCGATCAATCCGTAAAGGATGCAGCAACAGCACCGGCCGCGGCCACTGTTGACCCGAGTGTCCCAAGTGCGGGAACTCCAGCCCCTGCTGCAGCTGCACCAGCACCACGTGTCGTGTCTGGCAAGCCAGCGTTCTCGTCCCAGGTGTACCAGGGCCTGCGTCGTCAACCCCTGTGGGAGCAGACGGGTGTTCAGATCCAGGGACGTCTAGAGCCCCAGGCTCGGGCCCCACAGCCGCTTCCGGTTGACTCGTACACCGCCAAGCTGAACTACAGCGACGTCAATCCCGCTGCTGGCCCCCTGAACGCCAGTGGCAAGAGGTACGCACAGGCCCTGGCTGGCCAGGATCAGATCGCCATCGAGGCGACGTCGCAGAAACTCCGGGCCACGTTCAACAACGCAGCCGCAAAGCTTGGCATCGAGCTTGGTCCCAATGCCGGAAGCCAGTCGTGGTCCATGTGGGACATCGGCAAGCAGCTGTACATGGATGCCAACCCAGCGAAAAGCAACAAGCCGTATGTGCTTGGCAACCCGCTGACCAACATCCAGGTCCAGGCCGACATCGTCGACCGGGCTCTCGGGTACGAGATCACCAAAGGGGTCGACGTCGAAGGCAAGCGCCTGAAGTCCTGGCAGCTGACGTCGATCGGTCGCAAGGCCCGGGAAGACGCCGGCGTCGAGCTTGGCCTGGTGCCGGACCCTGACGCACAACGGACCATCCCGGCCCCCAGCGCACCACCGACGCCAGAGGTAGCGGCAGCAGCACTGCAACAGGCCCAGTCCGAGCTAGTTGTAGCGACACAACGACTGCAATCCGAAGCCGCCAAGGAGGTGGTGACCGCACCTGAGGTTGCAGCAGTGCCCCAGGGCCAGCTCCCGGGCATGAACCAGCCGGCATACGAGCAAGTCGCAACCATCGAGACCGGCTCGGTCGTCGCGGCCCCCAAGGTGTTCCAATACAAAGCGGAGGGCCAAACAGCGACCGGTCGCAGTGGATCGCTCGCTGAGGAGAACGTCTACGACCCCCGGTACGGCGGTGTCATCAGCGTCTGGCGGGACACCCAGGGCGAGCTAGGGCCCCCTGGCCAGATCTATGTGGTCAATGGCCACAACCGCCTGGAGCTGGCCAACCGCTCCGGGTTCCCTGTCATCAACGTCCAGTTCATCGACGCACCGACAGCAGCAGACGCCCGGATGACCGGGGCCCTGCAGAACATCAAGGACGACAAGGGCACGGCGATTGATGCGGCCAAGATCTTCCGGGACACCGGCATGTCCGTCGAGGACCTGCGTCTCCAGAACGTGAACCTGAACGGGAAGCTGGCGTCCGAGGGTGTGGCCCTCAGCCGTCTCCCCCAATGGCTCTTTGACAAGACCGCCACCGGTGACTTGCCTACGTCAAAGGCCGTGGCCCTGGGCTCTGCTGAAGGGATCGACGACGCAATCATCAGTGACGTCGCCAAGCAAGCGATCGCTGGCAAGTGGTCGGCCGAGAAGATCGTTCAGGCGATGCAGGAGGCGAAATTCGCCAGCACCGGCGCTGGGGGCGGCGACGCAGGTCCTGTGTTGCCTGGGTTCGAGGAGTGGACGAAGACCAGCAACGTGGTGGCCTTGATCGACATCAGAACCGCGGCGTACAAGCAGCTCTCGGTCGAGATGCGGGCCCTGGCCGCGGCATCCCAAGCCAAGAACACCCCCTACCTGGAATCAGCCGGCAACACGATCAACGTCGAAGGCAGCCAAGCAGCTCGCAAGATGGCCGCTGAAGCCGTGGCTGTGTTCAACAGGGTCACCGCGTACGAAGGACCGGTCCGTGACATCTTGAACGAACTGGCGGCCCAGTTGCCGGAAGGGGCAGGTCGCACCAAAGCAGCCGCGAACCTGGTGCAGTTCAACCTGCAGCGGTTGAGGGACGCGATTTCTGAGGAGATGAATGGGCCACGGTTGCTTCAGGACGAAGCGATCGTTCGACAGATCGAGGAGCCGGCCGCAGCCGCAACAACAACTGAAACCCCGGCCACCGGGTACACCGACCCTCTGGAGGCCGAGAACCTGGCTGATGCCCGCCAGTTCCTGGGGCTCCCTGCGACCGCCAACGTGGCCCAGGTTGCGCGGGTGGCCAAGCAGGAGGGTTACGACGGCATCGTGTTCACCGGGGACTTCGGTCTGCCTGCCGGCAAGAAAGAGATTGACCTAAGGGCCCTGCCTGAAGTCAAGGCCCCTGAGAACGCTGGGAACCCGGTGCCGATCCAGGCCAAGCCGGTCGACGTGGCGCCCGTTGCACCCGCTGTCTCCATCACCCCTGGCTTCACGGCCAAGGACCGGGCTGCGGCTAAGGCCGGCGGCACCAAGGACGAGAACGAAGCCATCTCTGCGGCCCTGGAGCGCCTGGGCCTTGCTGAGGAGTTTGGGAACACCTCACTGGCTGCAGAGCTACGTGGCTGGTTGAGTCGCCGCGGCGTCAACGTCCAGGGCGAGCAGCGTTACCTCGGCGACTCCGTGCCCGCTGCTCCTGCCGAGCCCCCGGCTGCGCTGACCTTGCCCCGTGAACTGGCAGGTCTCAAGCCCCGCTACAGCTACGGCCAGAAGCGGTTCGAGTTGACCTTTGAGACCGACCTGGACCGGGTCGCCTACACCTTGGCTGGTGACGCGACCGGCAAGCCATCTAAATCTCACCAGAAGTACCGGGATTGGCTGGAGTCCAATGGCTTGGACCCAGCTGAGGTTGCTTCGTACGGGGCCCGTGTTGTCAAGCCCAGCATCAAGGAGATGGCAGCCAGCTCGACTGCGACGTCTGGCACCCTCCAGGTCCGCAACCAAGGCTTTGGCGGGGCTGATTTTGCGGCCGAGTTGCCCAATCTCGAGGGCTGGCGCAACGTCGAGACCGGCTCCGGTGGCACCGTTGGTGAGGGCTACACCGGGGTCTCCCGCATCACCGAACGGGAAGCAAATGAGTTGGCCCGGATCGCGTTCAACATCAGCGGCGTGACCGACTTCGAGGTTGTCAAGCGGATTGAAGAGGTCTACGGACCAGTCCAGGCCGAGGCTTATGGCGACATGAGCCTGGTCGGCCAGAAGGTGGATCTGGCTGGCCTGTACGCACCGGGCCCCCGGTTCGGCGGAAACATGGCCGACGACCAGATTCGCGTGGCGATGTCGGCGTACGGGGTGACGAAGTCGTTCACCCAGATGCTCAGCACCACGTACCACGAATCGTTCCACCGGCTCCAGCGGTGGTTCTTGACGGCCGCGGAGCAAGGGGTCTTGGCCCGCAGCGAGAAAGCCATCCGGGAATTGGCGGCCCTGAACGCCGAAAGCCTCGGCAACCCCAGAAACGCTGCCAGGTTCCGTGACGGCACCATCGGCCTGAAAGAAGCCACAGCTGAAGCGTTTGCTGGGTTTGCCCGGGGGCTCCAGCTTCCCGAGAAAGTCGGGGGCATATTCACCAAGATCAAGGAGTTGGTCGACCAATCCATCAACTTCTTGCTGACCCGCGGCAAGTACAAGACCTGGGACGACGTGTTTGAAAAAGCGGCCCTGGGCCAAATGAAAGACCGTGGTGGCGCTGGCGCCGTTGACGACGGCATCCAGTTCTCCGCTGATCCCCCGGACCCCGCTGAGTTCGCACGACGCATCGACCAGAACCTGCAGGCCCTGGAGTCCGGGGACTTGACCCCCGAGGAGATTGCTCAGATGGGGGCCAGCGACGTGCGTCGGATCACCAGCAGGTCCGGCAACACCCAGTACGTGCCGAACGCACCAGACACCCTGATCGCCAGCAACAGGGCCCTGGGCGAGATGCTGACCAGCAGGGCCCAGCAGACCGGCATTGAGAGCTACAGCCAGCCAGCGGTCGTCAAGGCCGCCATGGACCAGCTGGACACTGATGGGTGGGCCGTTGAGTCAACGGTGACCAGGCTCGAAGCTGCTCGACGTGGTGACCCCAAGTCCCAGCAGGACCTGGTGGCTCTTGCCGCCAACCTGATCCACCGGGATCACATCGCCGCCCAGAACGGCATGACTGCGATCGAGTGGCAGTCCACTGTCGACGAGGCCGATCGCGCTGTGTCGATGCAACGGTTGTGGTCCGGGCTTGAGGACCAGCACCGTCTCGACACCGCCCTGATGACGGCCAGCCGCAAGGACGGCCAACGGCTGAGCGTGATGCAGATCAAGTACGACTTCGACCCGACGCATCGGCAGGTGCCATCCGGGACCCCCATGTATCACGGCACCACGGAGGCCGCGGCCCAGGGCATCGTTGAGGGTGGCTTCAAGGACACCGATCTCCGCAGCAACCTGTTGGGCACGGGTGCTTACTTCACCGAGTCCCCTCAGAGCGCAGCAGCGTACGGAGACGTCGTTGCCGCTGGTGACCTGCCCAGTGACGTGCGCATCCTGGACCTGGTGGCGATGGACAAGCGCATTGCCGACCTGGTGCAGGAGCTGAACCTTGGAGCCCTTGAGCGCGTGGACGGCAACTTGTCGCTGACTGATGGCCAGAGGACTGCCGTTCGGGATTGGGCCACCGGCCAGGGTTACTCCGGCATCCGGTTCAGCCCGGACTTTGAGTTGGGTGGTGGCGCCCCAGAGACCGTCATTTTCGACACCAATGTCGCCAACCGGGTCGTCGGCTCCCAGGCAGCAGTGGAGCCCGAGGTCCCGGTGGCCAATGAATCCATGGGCACCGACATCGAGGGGGAGATCGCCAACCCCATGAACACGATCCTGGGCAAAATCGACCCCGACATCAGGTCCGACATCGAGCAAGGGGTCATGAGCCCCGAAGCCACCGAAATGACCGAGATCGCCGCCCAGGTTGCTATCTCTAGCCGCGGCAATCCCGGCATGCGGGCCAAGCTCAACAGCATCGTCGGCAAGATCGACGTCGGTCGGTTAAACCAAGAGATGTTTGTGCAGGTGTACCGGGCTGCGTTGCTGTGGTCGCCCAAGACCTGGACCAAGATGCTCGTCGGCTCTGCGTACAGGGCCGTCACGATGCCCATCAACCAGGCCATTGCTGAGACCGGAGCAGCTGGCATCGCCACTTTGAAAGGCGACAACAAGGCCGCGTACCGGGCCATGCGCCAGGCCGGCTTGAACATGGGCATGTACGGCCGGTACGTGTCCAACTGGTCCAACGCTTGGCGGTTGGTTGGGGAATCGTTCCGGGCTGGCGAGAGCTTCGGCAACCTGGGTGCCTCGTCCATGGACTTGGCCCAGCGGAACCTGGGACAAAGCGACGGCCAGACGTCGCTCTTTGGGGAGACCAATGACCCGGCCAACACGCTGGAGAACCCGTGGTGGATTGATCCCGAAAACATGAACATCCCGGCCCTGTTTGCCCACAAGGCCTGGAAAGCCCTGAGCGTTTCTGGCCGGGTCTCCGGTTCGCTGGACACGTTCTTCTCGTCACTCATCGGCCCTAGCGCCGAGTGGAGCCGGATCATGGGCCTGGAGCTCGAGAAAGCCGAGGGTCGTGGCCTGACTGGTGACGCGGCTCGGATCGAGGCCGGCAAGATCACCGACGAACGCATCGAGAACCAGTGGGTCAACGTGTTCTTGAACGACCAGATGATCGAGAACGGTGCGTTCACCGGGATCCACGCCAAAGCAGCGATGGACTGGATCAACTTCACCGACTCCCTCGACGTTCAGTTCCAACCCCGGAGCTACGAGTACGGCATTGCCAAGGCCAAGGAAGAGGGCATCACTGACACCGCTGAGATCAACAAGCGGGCTTTGGCCTGGATGCAGGAGGAGCCAGGCATCTGGCCGCAGCGAGGCATGGCTATTGGCCAGGCCGTTGGTTGGATGCCCAAAGCGTTCAAGGACGCGATCAACCACACGCCAGCGCTGGGCATCCTGAACCCGTTCCCAACCAGCCCCGCCAACATCACCAAGGCCGCCATGCGGGCCACAGGCGCCGGCGCTTTGTTGGCCGACACCTTCTACCGGGACGTCTTCAGCGAAGACCGCAACACCCGGAGCCGGGCCATTGGGGAGATCGCAACCGCGTACATGACGCTCGTCGGTGGGGTCATGCTGGCCACCAGCGGTTTCGTTGAGTTCAGTGGCCCTGGGTCGTACAACGCACAGACCCGGGCCAAGATGCAGCGCCTTGGCATCCAGTCGTACTCCATCCGGTTCAAGAACCCGGCCACTGGTGACACGACACGGTGGTGGGATCTGCAGGCCCTGGACACCGTCTCCAATGTGTTCTCGTTGATCGGCTTGCAGATGAGCCTGAACAACAGCTTGCCGAAGGAGGCCCGGGAGATCCTGGCGTCCAACTTCGTCTTGTCCGTTGCTGAAACAGCGCGGCAAGTGGGCTTTGCCCAGTTCACCAAGGACATGTACAAGTCCATGGGTGAGATCTTCAACCTGATCTCCGAGCTGCAGGACAAGAGCTTCGTGCCGACCGAGGGCCAGATTGATCCGTTCTCCGGCTACGTGCAACGACGTCTCGCTGGGTTCATGCCGGCCATTTTCAACAACACCCGCAAGGGGGCAGATGGGTACCAGCGGGCCATTGAAAAGTCTGAGCTGCCACAACCCTTTGCCTTTGCCCATGAGCTAGCGCAACGGTTTGCCAGCAGGATCCCGGGCCTGTCGGACCAGTTGCCACCGATTCTGCACCCCCTTACCGGTGAGCCAATCGCCGTTGAGCAGGCCTGGGGCGTCAACTACTTGCCACAGGATCAGCCGTGGCTCAAAGGTGCCGTCAACGCCATGAGCCCCCTGGCCTTTACCCCCACCAAGGAAGGCTCCAGGGACCCGGTCGACATCGAGCTGGGTCGGTTGTCTGGTCGCGGCACAGCGTTCCAGATCTGGGGACCCAATGAGCTGGGCTTGCCAAACTTCCGCATGAACCAGACCCAACTCAACAAGTTGGCTGTGATCACCAGCCAATTCATCCCACCAGGTCGTGGATCGACGCTGCACCAGGGCTTGAGCGCCATGGTGGCCCCTGGTTCCAGCTATTGGCAGCTGCCGCCACCGGAGGCCAGCAAGGCCACTCAAAGCGAACGGGTCATCCGTATCAACAAGGAGATCAACTACTACAAGCCTTTCATCAAGGCTGAGTTCTTGGCATCAGAGCCAGAGCTTGCGAGGATGATTGAAGAAAACAAGGCTTCCCAAGCCCAGGCCACCTTTAACGCCACCTACGGCATGCAGTCCTCCTGGTCCCCAACCCCCCGCTAGACCCCGATGCCTTACTCCTACAACATCACCACGGGCAACGGGTCGACCACCCAGTTTGCAGTGGCGTTTCCTTATATCCGCAAGGAACACATCGTTGCTTATGTCAATTACACCCTGACGTCGGCCTTCACCTGGGTCAACGACAGCACCATCCAGTTCACGACAGCGCCTGGGGCGGGGGTTCGGGTTGAGATCAGGCGACTGACGCCCCTGCCCGGCAACCTGGTTGACTTTGCGGACGGGTCGACCTTGGTCGCTGCTGACCTGGACACCACCAACAACCAGCACCTGTACAAAGAACAGGAGATCGACGACGACATCAAGCAATCGGTGTACGTGGACCCGACAACGGGTTTCCCGACGGCCAGCAACCAACGCATCACCAACGTTGCTGATCCGGTAGCGGCACAGGACGCAGCCACCAAGAACTACGTCGATACCACCACCGTCGCATCTGCTGGCGACACGATGACTGGTGTCCTGGCCATGGGCACCAACAAGATCACCGGTCTCGGCAACCCGACCAACGCCCAGGACGCAGCCACCAAGACGTACGTGGACACCACCACGGTCGCGTCTGCCGGGGACACGATGACTGGCCCCTTGGCCATGTCGACCAACAAGATCACCGGGCTGGGTGATCCAACGTCCAACCAGGACGCTGCCACCAAGACCTACGTCGACTCCACCACCTGGAACAACACCGACGAGACCATTGATTCAACCGAGACCTGGGTCTCGAGCAATGCGTACATCGGCACCACTGGCGCCACGACCAGCGAGATGGACGTGCGTCACGACACGCTGGTCCAGACCTCCACACCATCCGGGAGTGGCTGGAGGCTTGGCAAGACCTGGCTGCAGAACGACGCCAACAAGACGCTGTCGGTCTGGAACGGGTCCTCTTGGCTGGGCATCGCTTCCGGCGGCACGTTCACGACACAGCCCACGGTGATCTACGTGGACTCCGTCAACGGTGACGATGCTGCTGATGGTCACCGCATCATCAATCCCAAGAAAACCATCAAGGCGGCAGTCATCGCCGCTGCTGCCGGCGACATCATCAAGGTGGCACCTGGGGTCTACCAGGAGTCCCTGCCCATCGACATCACTGTCGCCAACCTCTCCATCGTTGGTGAGGCACAGCGGTCGTGCTTCATCCACCCGACTGTCGCCACGCAGGAACAGATCATGTTCCGCTGCAACTCTGGCACCTACATCGATGGGTTCACCTTTGTCGGGCTGAAGGCTTCTGGGGGCCGTGGTGGTAATGCCATTGACAGCAACGCCACTTATGGCCTGCCTACCAACCAGGGCTGGGTGGCAGGCTTCTACCCCGGCTGCAGCATTAAGAAGAGCCCGTACATCAACAACTGCACCAACTTTGCCGACAGCGGCATCGACAACAGTGCGTTCAACCCCAACAACTACGCAGGCACTGGTGGTGATCTGACATCTGCTCCGACTGGTGGTGGCATCATCGTTGATGGCTCTGTCCCAAGCGTCAGCAGCCCCCTGAGGAGCTTCGTCGTCAACGAGTTCACCCAGGTGTGCCTTGATGGTCCTGGCCTGCTGGTGTGCAATAACGGCTATGCCCAGGCCGTGTCGTTCTTCGGCCTCTTCTGTCACTACCACGCCAAAGCGTTGTCTGGCGGCCAGATCAACATGGAGGTGGGCACCACTGACTTTGGTCGGTACGGACTGATTGCTGACGGCAAGAGCTCCGCTGCCATCTTTACGGCCACCGCCAACGGTGCTGCGTCTGCTTCTGCCACCACCTTCGCCATCAATGCTCCAACGGCAGGTGGCACCTGGTTTGGTGATGCGACCCGTCCAGCCATCAACATGCTGGTTCAGATCGGTTCTGACATTTACCCGATCCTCAGTGCTACGGCTAATGGTGCTGGCTGGAACGTTGTCATCAGTCGCCCTAACCCAAGCAACAGGGCAGAGAACCTTGGTTTGATCAACAGCCACGCCAACGGCGCAACAGTGTCGTTCTTCCTGCGGTCAATGATCAGCACTGCGTCCCACACGATGGAGTACGCCGGTTCTGGTACTAACTACAACGCATTGCCTGAGAATGGTGGTGTTGCTGATGAAAGCAAAGAAGCCATCAATCTTAATAGTGGCAAGGTGTGGCTGACCAGTACCGACCAGAGCGGTAAGTTCAAGGTTGGAGATACGTTTGCTGTTGATCAGCAGACAGGCTTTGTCACCATTGACCCCAACTCATATTCCACTAACCTTGTCTCTGACCTTAGTCCTGAGCTTGGCGGTAATCTGGATGTATTGACACGGAACATTTACTCTAGTGTCGGTCCAATTAAGTTTGTTACCAGCAGTGTTGAACGCGCCCGCATCGACTCCAGCGGCAGGCTCTTAGTTGGTACGGTTACTGAAAATACCAACGGCGGCATCTTGCAACTTACCAGCGGCATCACGTTCCCCGCTACTGCTGTGGCGTGTACTGATGTCAATACGCTGGATGACTATGAAGAGGGGACGTGGACGCCTACGGTTGAAGGAACAAGTACAACAGGAACTGCTAGTTACACTAACAGGACTGGTAAATACACTAAAATTGGCAATTTAGTTTATATTGGTATTGAGCTTTCGTGGTCCGCTGGTACTGGCACTGGAAACCTGAAAATTACTGGACTACCGTTTGTTCCATCAGCTTATTCTTCTCTTGTCATTGGATATGCCAATGGCCTTGCCTTGACTGCCAATACAACTGCCGTTTCTTTCGTTCACACAAACAATAATATATTTCTTATGCAAAACGTTGTTGGTGGCGGTGCAACAACTAATGTTGCGTATGACAGTGCCGTCACTGAGCTTTATACAAGCGGCTCATATCAAACAGCTTGACCCAAGCCCGCAACCCGGCTCAAAACTACGACCATTAAACCTGTTCCTGCCAGTCGGCAGTTTCTAAAATGGCCACTTTCACCGAGCGTCACGAACACCAGCTTGAAGTAATCCCGCCCTATTCGATCATCCAGTGCCGCCGCGCTGACATCATCGAAAAGGACGGCGAGCAAGTCGGCAAGACCTACCACCGCCATGTCCGCACCCCCGGCGATGACGTAAGCGACGACTGCCCTGAGCTACAGGCAGTTGCTGCTGCGCTATGGACGCCAGAGGTGATTGCCGCGTACCAGGCATCGCTTGCATAAACACTGGCTCGATCCGCATCCGCTGCTAAATTGCGTTGACGCAGACCCGCTGCCCGTGGACCCCGCCACCGTCGTTGCTATTTTTGGTCTTGGCGGTGCCGGGGTCTCTGCTCTCTGGAAAATTGCCGGGGGCCTGGGTCGGTTTGAGGCCAAGACCACCACGATTCTTGGCGCAATGCAGGTCATGCTCCAAGACCATGAGGAACGCCTTCGGGCCATTGAGCGCAAGTATTGAACCCAATCGAGCAAAGCCTTGAGCTGGAGCTCAGTGAAGAACGAGTCCAGCGACAGTTGTTGGAGCTGTACCAGGATGAAGATTGGTCAGGGCTGCTGGCCACAGCAGAGCTGTTGAACACCGCTTGGCACCATGAAGTGATGGTGACCCGATGGTTGGCCAAGGAGGCAGCAGACAACCTGGATCGCAAGTGGCAAACTGCAACCAGCAACTCCCCCGCACATGACCCCCAGGATCGTTGAGTACGTAGCTGTAGCTGTGGCCGTCCATGGCGCTGCGGTGGCCATCGTGAACCTGACACCCACCCCTCGGGACAACGAGGTCCTGGGCAAGTACAGCCGGATGGCGGTGAAGCTGTACCGGGCCATCGAGATCTTGGCTGGTGTCATCACCCCACTGGTGAAGCGGTAAAAACCGCAGATCAGTAGCCCTTTTTGCCGCCGCCGCCGCCCTTGGTGCCTTTGCCGCCTTTTTTCATGGGTCTGATGTCAGTAGTCCCATCTTATGCGGGGTTTGCCGGGGCGCATCCCCACATGAATGAACCCCCGAGGGGCTCCGAGGCCCAGGGAATACGGCCACTCCTTGTCGGCCCAGGCCTGCAGGGTGTAAACGGAGGTCCCATCGACGTAGAAGTCGACGGCACCGGTGTCTTTGGCGTTGTAGAGGTGCTCGGACTGGCTGGCCCCACCCACCTGGGCGTTGATCTTGGGGGGACGGTGGCCACTGGTGATGATTGCGGGTCCACCGAAGTGATCCCGGGCCTTTTGGACGAACTGAGCCAGCACTAGGGCCGTGTCGCACTGGTGTTGAGCCGTGAACCGACGGGCCTCTGATTGTTGAGTGAGCTCCCCGTACGTCACGTTGGGGGTCAGCTTG